GACAATGCCTCGGTGTATTCGGTTGGGTTAGATAGCATCACGGCTTTCATTGCCTTGAGCTTGCTTGTTCCGTAGTCGCTATGGGCGGCCACGAGAGCTTCAAAAGTTTTGGGTTCTTCCTTTTTCTTGGAAGGAACTTCGATTGAAGGAGAGGCGGGGATGGGCTTAATGCCGAACTCGGTGAGAACTTTTTTCACGACTTCGCTCATCTCTTCCTTCTTATCTTCGGAGGGTTCAACCTCAACGGAGACTTCGGGAGCAGGGGCGGGAGTCTCGGAGGGCTTCTTGTCTTCAGCCATCTCCTCTTTTTTCATTTCTTCTTTGGGTTTCATCGAATCTTCAATGGCCGCCAAGCGTACCTTGATGTCCTCGATATCTTTCGAATAATTGTTTTCCATATTTGTTTTGTCCTTTTTGTCAAGTGGAGCTTCCCCCACGGCTTGTTTTGTTGTTGCTGGGATTGTCTCGCCTCCGCTGATGTAGCCGAGCTTTTCTTCTGCTTTCACACAAGAACCCGGTTCGTAGGCTTTGACTCCCTTTGCTGGTTCGTATCCGTCCCAGCACCTAAATTCTTTAACTTTCTCCATAAACTTAATCATCTCCTCAAACAAACCATTAGTAGCCGCAGGGGATGAAACTAGATCGGCAGAGGCGATGCTCTGGGGGCGAATGTAATCCTTTCCGTTGATCGTCTCGGACTCATTCACAAAAGCCAATGAAACGCCAAACTGGTCTGGGGCTTCGGAGGCCATCTCTTTGATTAGGCCGTAGTGGGGGGAGTTGCGGAGTAGGCGAAGGTCGGCAACCAGCTTGTCCCCATCAATGCGGGGATTCCTAGCAAAGCCAACGACAGCGTCTAATCCGCTTCCGTGGTTCATCTTGACCTTAACCCCATTCCTTGCCCCCTTCATAAGCTTTAGGGCGGTCTGCAAGCTAACTTTATCCACGAAAAGATCGTGTCCTTTTGCTTCACCAACCTCTAAAATGCTCACCCCGCCTAGCTCCATTTCCTCCATCTCCTCATCCCTATAGGTAGAATAGGCAACTGCCGCCCTTTGCGTCTCATCTGGAAACTTGGATACTGCCTCTTCGTCACCCATAAATCGGGATACAAAGTCTTGTTCTGATTCGTCAGCGGAAGGAAGTGGTAGGGGCATAAGGGTAATCCCTTTTGTCAATTACTTGGCTTTATCTTTAATCGGCCCGCCTACAATCCAAGCATCACAAGTCCTTTTGGCCGCACACTTGAAGTCAAAAATCTCGCAGTAACCAAGATCGCCACCAATAGCGACCTCGTTTGCGTCCTCTCCAATCCCCTTCTTAATGCACCCAAGAACTTTGCTCCTCTGATCGAAGGCCGCACAATTACCGCAAAGCATCTTCTTGGCCGTGACTACATCGCCTTGGAACTCATCTGCCTTGGCTTTCCAGTAAGCATCGTTTGGCTCGTTCGGATTGGCTGGGCCGTAGTTCGCATCGTCCACCGCTGTCTGCCTATTGGCTAGATTGGTTTTGATGTCTTGAGTTGCGATTGGGCAAGAGGCTGGTTCTGCCAATTCCTTCTTGTCCCTAGCTTCCATTTGCCCAACGACTTTCCTTGCCCAAGCATACCCAGCATCTCCACCCCATCCATTCCACGCTTGCCATCCTTTCCCCTGCTCGTCCCAAGTTGCACCCTTCTTATCTACTTCGTGTCTATCGAAAAAGGCTTTCATTCTGCGAACTGTGTCGGGAGACATCTTGACCCCATTTTGCAAATCCCTAGCTCTGGCTATGCCTACTGGGGTCATTCCTCGTTGGCTAGATGGTTTCGTCTCCCTAACATCCAAGGCTCTTTTAGCGGCATCCCTAGCTCCTTGTGGTGGGGTAAAATCAATCTCATCGTACTTTGCCAACTCAATGCCACCCATCATCCCCTCAATCAGCATCTTAATAGATGCGGGGTCGAGTTTTGCTAGTGCCTCTTCAGTATCTTTTTTTTTAACTTCTAATTCTTCGGAAGATGGTTCGATGGGGTCTTCTGGAATTGGCTTTTGGTCGCCTCCCTCATCATCGTCCTCCTCTGGTTCTTCACTCTTTGGGGCTACTGGTTGTGGTGCTGGTACTGGGAATGATGGTTGAGGGGGTATGGGCGTAACAATATCGGAAATCGTCTCTGGGGCTACGCCGTACTTTTCGGACAAATCCTTAATTAGTTTAGCCTCAATCGCCCTCTGCCTCATAGAGCTTTCAAAATCGAGGCCTCTCTCCGAGTAAATTTGAGAAGCGGTCATTAGACCTGCTCGGAACTCTGCCAAATTGGCTTGTGATTCTCTACCTAAATCTATGGAGACATTCGCCCCGAAATTAAAAATGCCTCTTGCTGTTTTGCTTCCAACATTGTTCTCAATCAATCCCCTTGCCACTCCATCGGCAATCACGATGTTCTTAATTGGGCGAAGCACTTTATCATCAAGTAGCTTCTGGTATCTACGGAAGGTGCGTCCAGCTTGTTGCATCTCAAGGCGGGCGGTCGGGCCAGACATAGCGGATGGGTCTACGGCGAAGCTATAAGGGATACCAAGTCCAAGGCAAATGTTCCTCAAAAGAATCTTGTGGAACTCTGCGAATGCTCCGCTTGGTCGGCTCGGCCCATCTGGGAACACGATGTCCTCACCCGGTTCTAGGTAGGAGATTTTTCCAGACTCAATCGCCTCTAGCTTAATCGTGTTGCCATTCAAATCTTCATCGTTTGTGAGACTTGATAGATCGGAGGCATTGTTGTTATTTCTCTTCACGATGCCAGCTTGTGAGCTTGCATTTTTAGCGGCCATCTTCTCGAAGTTGATAATATCGTAGATGTCCGTGCAATCATTGATTGCGGTATGGAAAGCAGAGATTCCTCGGTACTGGTCAATGCGGAGTGGGTCGAACAAGTGGAAGGCTTGGCTTGAGGGGATGGTTGTCTGGTAGGTGTAGAAATCGCCGATGCTTCGGTTATAGATGTCGTAGGCACTTGGGGCACCAGTATCTCGATCAATATGGATTCCACCGATCAAATCTAGGCTTGTATAAACCTTGAATGGGTCTCCCAACCTATCTGCCTCAATGCCTTGAATCTTTAGGTTGCCATCCCTATCTCGAACCAAAACGAAAAGAAAGTCACCATCCCGCAACATCGACATCATCGCAACTTGCATAAGTGTAGAGCCAGTATGTCTTGTGGTTAAGTCGCACTTGTCCCACCACTCTGCCCAATACGCCTCGACCTCGGTATTGACTTCGGGGTTCTCGGTTCGGGCTTGGTAGGAGATGTTTGCGGCGGTGTGGCTGGCGAACTTCATTAGGATGGAGCGAACTAGGCCAACATTCTCTGCCAAGTCCCTAGCCCTTTTCATCAACTCTACTCGATCATAATTAGAATGATAATCTTCCGCACCAGAAAGGGCACTCGGCCCCTTTCTTTCCCTTGTATATTTGACTGCATCGTAAGAGAAGTTGACGAGCTTTTGTCGTGCAATCATCCGATTAACTGCCCCTTGCGGGTTCAGAAAAGCAACGGCTTTATCTATTAAATTGAGTTGGGCTTTTTTCACGAGAACTTTGTGTAAGTTGTGCGGATACGAGTACCATTAACAGACTGAATGGCTAGGGTCAATTCCGCAATCGTATCTCTTACCTCACCGAGATTCGCTCTTGAAAACGAACGACCAGCTATTGAATAGCTTGAACCCGCCACCGCAATCGCCTCAAGACAAGTAACATACTTATCACGCAAGGAGGTTAAGGTGGCAAGGGGTAGCCCAATGAAATCACCCTTCGCCATTATCAAACTCACTTTCTGTCAAACTTGCAGGGGAGACTTTCAATCGACCATATAACGCCGCACCCACGATTGCCATACACTCGCAATCCAGCAAATGATTATTCTTCCCTATCTGCTTCCAGACAAGCCTTTCCCTGCCAGTCATAGGGTTTTTTACTCGCACCTTCACCTCTGCCTCAATATGCACTCGCCAAACATCGGGAGTGTCTAGGGCGATGTAGCCGGGTTCTTTTAAGAGATTCGATAAGATGTCTTTGATGGATGGATTCGACCACCGCCAGACTGGGCAGAACTTCCACTTCCAACCTGCCTTGGATTGAACTGCCTTACCGCTAAAGGGGTCTCCATTGGCGATTCTAGCGTAGGGGCGTTGGAGCTTTCGATCATCTACAATTTCAGAGAAGCTGGCTCGATCTGAACCGACCAACGCCATCCAGCCATTCTTACAACAATTCAAATAAACATCTCTAGTTTGATCGCCCGAATCGCAGAAAACGCATTTATGTTCTACGCCAAACTCCTCTGCCTTGGCTTGGATGTCTCCCCAAGTCTCTAACCTTCCAGCCCATACAAGCCTAGAGCGTCCCTCTAAATCCCAAGCCCTCACAACGCACCAAGCGTGGAAGCCCCCCGCCTCTTGAATATCACAAGCCATAATAAGTTTCTCACCCATACGAACTTCACCCATCCTGTAGTCACCCGCCACGATTTCCATCTTCTCTGATTCGTGTTCCATCCAAGGCTCGGCGAGAACTCGGTTCACGAAGTCTTGTAGCCCTATGATTCCATTGTGCTTATCTTGCAGAAACTTCACCGCCAAACTTCCGAAGGATACCCAAGGGGCATATAGGCCGTTGAGATGATAGGAGCGTCTGGCTGGTTCGCCCTTTAGGTTGGTTGCCCTCCATTCGCCCTCTCGAAGCATCTTGGTTTTCTGTCCGTCTGTAATCTTTTCTTTGCACCCCTCGCACTCGTAGTAGGTCGAGGATTTTACTAGCTTAAAATCATAAACCCCATCCTCGATCTTTGCTGACTCGTCCCACTTTACTTGCCCCCATACTAGCTTTTGCTTATGCCCACAATGAGGACAAGGAACAAAGTAAAAACGCATATCCCCTTTTTGCCACTCGCTCCAAATGATTGAGTCGGCAGTTGTCGGGGTGCTGGTTGCTATGATGAGGTGGTTTGGGTAGGTGCTAACTCGTGCCTCTGCTAATTGAACCGGGTTCGCCTCTCTCCCCGACCCTGCTTGCTCTGGGAACTTGTCTACCTCGTCCATACAGAGCAACGCAATCGAGCGACTTGAAAGAGCCGATGGGCTTGTGCCAGCCCACCAGACCGAGCATCGCTTAAAGTGTTGTTCTAGGATTTTTATTTTGTCGGTGTTGTCTGGTTTCTCTTTGGCTAATGCTGGGCAGTCATCAATCATTGGCAACCACCTAGTTTCTGTGAATGATCTGGCTAAATGCTCGCTTGGCATCACCCACAAGGCGGGGCAAGGTCGCTCTGCTATTCGGTACGCTAGGCCAGCCAGAATCGTTGTGGTCTTACTTGTTTGTGCCCCCCATACCAGCACCACCCTACGAATCGAATCATCTCCAAATGCTTCTAGTGGCTCTCGTACATAGGGCGTTAGGGTTGTCGAGTACGCACCGGGTATGTTCGTTACTCTTGCGGAAAGCGTGAGGTTTTTCTCTGCCCACTCTGGGATTGAAAGTTGTTCCCTTGGCTCAAATAAAAGGCGAGCGAAGTTCTTGGCCTCATCAATCTGGTTCATCTCTTAACCAGATAATCTTTTGCGTATGCCCAAGCGGGGTTCATATGGATTTGATGATGGCACTCGAAGCACACCGCCAAGAAAAACTCCACCTCGTTTAGTCTATCCCCGAACCTTCCTCGCCTATGATGAACTTGGCTTGCCATCTTGCATCGGCATACTTGGCAGACTGGGTTGTTGGTTAGAAACTTCTCTCGCACATCTTTATAGACTTCGTTCTGGCCTTTTCTCTTTGCAGATACTCGGCGTAGTTTCCCGCCTCGCTTGAGTGGGGTTTTGCGTTTAAGTGGAGAGCGTTTCATTATGTGGCATTCACGAACATTAGATCGAGTTGCTGATGGCTTGAGTCTGGATATTCTTTCTCGCCCCATCTCCTGCCAAGCCTAGCCAGCCTATGCTGACCTCGTGTATATGTTCTGTATTGATGGCAGTTCGAACAGACCAAATCACATTTTTCAATTTCTTTCATTATTCTATTACAAGATGAACTCATTAGACCCGAAACTAGCCCTGTTTTTTCTGTTGGTGATCTATGATCAAACTCCATCATAACCGGATGATACTTACAACCACAATCCTTGCACGGAGTATTTGCTTTATATTCCCATACCCAAACATAATTATCTCTTCGTTTCCTATTCTTGTATCTTTTCCTAGATTTTTTTTCGGATAAAGTTCTCATCGGTCAAAGAATGGAAGCACTATGCCAAGGATTGCGATTGCTACCAGCAAAACAATGAAGCACTCGTTCATTTGAATGCTCCCTCTGCTTTCTGAATGGTAACAAAGATTTGATTGATGCCCTCTTGGATAGCCCTTTTGGCACATTCTGGGTCGCTGGGGTTTGCTCTTGCGGCCAAGCTCGAAGGCATAGCATCCATTAGGTTTCTAATTGCCCCTAGCCATTTGCCGAATACTTCTCGCACCTCGTCCATCCGAATCGTGACTCTGTTCACCTCTTCCCATCGGGCGTGTTCCATTTCGGCTTCTGCCACTCGCTTTTTTGCCTCGCCCCATCCTTGAACCGCCGCCCTCATCGCTACTGGGTTTCTTTCGTTGGTTGCCCTCTGAACTAATGAGTAGGCAACTACCTCGGCTCTCCTCGCTCGATGTAATCGTCCAAGCGGATTTTCCAATTTGATCGACTCTGCATCCGAGTTTTCTGATGTCTCTGATAAGTTCGTTGATGCCGACAAGATCGGCCTCGCCCTGCTTGGCTTCTTTTGATTGGCTATTTTCCAACGCTCTGCATCGGCCACGCTTGTAAGGGGCATACCTCTTTTTACTAGCTTTGAGATTTCGCTCTTCACTAGCCCCCACTTCTCGCATAGCTCTTTTTGTCGTATCATTTCTCACAGGGGCTTCCCACACGCCAAGCATTTCTCACCATCCCCACCCTTCTCATCCTCTGGGCTAGTTGCTTCCATCATCTTTCCAATCTCATCCAAGCTGAACCCGGTAATGTCTATATCGATCTCTCCCGCATCCAGTTCCTCTAGGATGTCTTTGAGTTGGGGCATATCAAATTCACCACTCAATTTGTTAAGGGCAAGGTTGGCCGCCTTCTCTTGCGTTTCATCTAACCAAACCGCCCAGACCTCGATCTCATCTTTGCCAAGTGCCAAATAGCACTTTAGCCTTTGATGGCCTCCAACTATGTTTCCAGTCTTTGCGTTCCAAGTTATCGGCTGAAGATTTCCAAGTTCGCTCAAAGATTTTGTGAGCCTACCCAACGCATCCGAAGTGATGGTTCTCGGATTGTATTTTGCTGGTGAAAGCTCGCTGATTTTCTTTGTTACTAAAGATGGATATTTCATTGGGTCTAAAAAGTTACGCAAGATTTATCTAAGTAGGTTTCTATAAAGGTTTTAGAGGAAACTCGTACAGAAAAATCGCACCTCGGAACC